AAAAGAAACCAAATAATACTGCTAAGATAGTAGATAATAAAGACACTAATGTAGGAATCAAATGAAAAAATTACTGCCTTTTATACTTTTTCTTTCTCCGTCTAGTGCCTTTGCTGAAATCACTGCAAAGTATGTAACCTCTGCACAAATATCAATAGATTCTCCATACGTTATTACAAATGCAGCTCCAAGCACTTATAGCATAAGCGGAAATAATGTAACGACATCTACAGGAACTGGAGATAGTGTTGTCACAAATGCCATTGGAGGATTGAACTTAGGAAGTTTGAGTAATGGTGTACCAGCTTTAGTAAATACAAATAAGACAGTAACAACAGCTGGCTCTGCCTTCTCTCTCAGTGAAAGCTACCAAGCTGGAGACGTAACACAATCAGCAATAACTCCAAGCAGCGGTATAGCAACTCTTCCAGTACTAGGAGGACAAACAACAGTAATTTCTGGAGGCACAGCTGGTAATTTAGCTCTTACTTCTTTATCTTCAGGAATCCATACTTGTACAGCTGGTGGCTCTGGTACAAGTTGTATTGCTTCAACTACTGTTCAAATCGAAATTGACTAGACTTTGGCTGCTAGTTTTATTAGTATTACCTGTAAGAACTCTTGCTACCCCAGTGGTGCCACAGTTTAGGAGTGGTAGTTCCACGATGAGTTCAACCTCGCAAAGTGTTATTAATGAAACTATTACCAGCCACCAGTACAACTCTGGTTTTTCGTACTCCGCGTCTGGACACAATATTGAATCAGCAGACGTTAATGGATATATCAACCCTTCAACAGTTGCTGGCGAAACTCAAACACTTGGTGGTGTTCAGTTCAGCTGGACAAGTCCAAGTCTTGAGAATGTGCCTAGATGGAAAATAGTAAACGCTGGACAAAGTTTCTCTTTAGTAGAGTCGCTTCAGGGTGCTGGCCTTTCAAACGTGACAACGATAAATCGCACTATTACAACTACAACAACCACAGAAACAACCTCTGTATTTGGACAGTAATTTTATTACTTAGTCCTATAAAGGTTCTAGCTAATACAACAGTAGCTAGTCCTAGCAGCAATGCACAAGGAGTTGTCAACAATAATGCCACTATGATAACCCCATCTTCATTGCCACAAAATAGATATTCACAAGGTATTGTTTGTACTTCTCCTAGTCTTACGATCACTCCATATTTAACAGATGCGTGGTCATTTAACCGACCTATAGAAAAATTTACATATCAAGAAATTTATGACGAGGACACAGGAGAAGTAAAATATATTCAAAAAACACCAAGATTTGAGAAAGATAATTACAACTTGAATTATGGAATATCAATGCAATTTAATATTCCTTTGGGTAATGGTGGGGAACTATGTAAGAAAGCTGCGGCTGTAAATATTGAAGCTCAAGAGTTATTAATCAAAAAAACAAAATTAGAAATGGCCTTATATAGGCTAGAGGTATGTGGGAAGCAAGCAAAGTTAGGAGTAGTCCTGACTGGTGAACACGCAGTCACTTGTAAAGATGTAAAGCTTATACCCTTACCCAACCAAGTATTGCCTCATACTCACAAAATCGAAGTAAAACCAGAAAAATAGTCCACTCAGAATCGCCTGTAAGGGGCTTGTAAAATCCTTTGCTTATGTTTATACCTTGTCTTTTTTAGAAAAACGCTTGCCTAACTTCTTGATACCAGCCTTCGCAATTCCTTGTATCACAGGAGCCAATAATGCAGAGCCACCAGCAACCACACCCAACACAGTAGTTGAAATAAGCCCTTCAGGAGTTCCAATAAAAGTTTCTCTGAATGGGACTTTTGCCCAGATCGGGTCACAGGAACCCCCTATGGTTTTTTCGTATTTTACCAATTTTTCGATTCTTGACGAATTTCTGTAATCTCCTGTCCTAAATGGTGCATTTTTTGGAGGACATGGTTCTACTTTTATTTCTTCTTTTTTCTTTTCTGTATTATTAACCTTTGGAATATCTGACTCTGGCATGGGTGGGGCATCATTCGTAATCGGCAAATCTTCCGTAATCACCAACTGATCTGGTCTGTAGTCGATAGGGTAAAAGCTAGGAAACAAAGATTCACCGCAGGTTAGAAACACTCCATTTGGGTCATCAAGTAAAAGTTGTGTATTACCAGTGTTTTTTATATCTCTATGCTGATAAGTACAACCTACGACATCTATTTCTAAATTTGTTATTACAGGCAATACAGGATCAGGCTTGTATATCTCAGGAATATAAACCTCTGGAATATTTATTTGTCTGATACCTATTTCTGGTATCTCCATCAACTTTTAGGCTTTATATATTCTGGGATAGTACCACCTGTCATATCTGGCAAAGCATTATCCAAAACTTTGGGCATCATTCCTTGTACATTATCAAGTACCTCATTCATGACTCTGGCCTTGAACTGTTCAGAAGTGACAAATCTAAACGCATAGTATGAACCGCCTAGCATTGACAAGGTAAGAGTTAGAGACAACAATGAAGCTATCTGACAAATACGAGCAAACATGGTAAAAGAAGCAATTTTAAAAGCGATTTCTCACACTTTAATTATATCAATGCTGTTGATTATTCCCACTCTTGGGCCTTTGTACATTTTGGGTGGGATTATGACTAGACAAATAGAAAAAATTAATTAGAATTTTTTATTTTTACTAATTCATTAATTCTTTCTTCACATGAAAAAATTTTTTGTTTATAAGCTACCTCTGCAAATTGCATCTTTTGAATTTCCTCTTGCACTTTAAGCAACTCTTCTTTTGCTTCATCTAACTCTTTAAAAAGTTCTTGTTCTCTTGTTGTAAGGTTCATTAATCTTTAATTGATATTAAGAAAGCTTTGTATGCAGTTTTTATATCTGTAGTCCAAGCAACGTTACAAATATTTTTTACTTCATCAGGTATTGCAGTTACACCATCTATCTCTTTATCTAAAGGGTTATCAACAAAATTATCTGATTCATCTAACGTGCCTGCTTGAAGAACATATCTTTCAAAAGATCTCGCCAATTCTGTATCATCTTTTTTTATAACGTGTGCCTTTCTTACATGGATTTCTTTATAGATACCCACGACTTCTATTTTGTCGTATTCAATAGTTTCACTTAATGCCATTAGGATTAATCTCCGATTAAAACAGGTTTAGGCTTAGTTTATAGACGTAGCTCGGTCTATGATGCTGTCATAAAAGAAAACATACCACTGATTTGAGCAGAGTTATAGCTAAAACTTACACCACTACTATTTGTTTGTAAAAAACTACTGTCTGTTAATTTGATTCTTAATGTTGTACCACCAGCTATTACTTGCGAAATGTCAGTATTCATTCCACCACCAGCAAAACATACACCACCACCACCTCTAGGGCCATTAGCCACTGGTATTTCAGCAGAAAAAGGTAAGCCTACTATTTTTAGTTCAGAAGCATTTGAAAGACTTGAACCATTTGCAGATATAGAAAACATACAATGAACAGTCCTACCTATTTTTACATATTCGCCACGTGTTGTAAATGTGGTCACAGTTCCATGAACTGCTGACCATGTAGGCTGCCAAGTGCCAACCTCATAATCATTAAAAAGTTCATTCGACATTGTTGTTGTTGACTCACTAGAACTAGCGTTAGAAGTAGCACTAAAGTCAATACCATGACCAGAAGCAAATATCATGTTTCCATCACTAATAGAAACATCACCATCATTTTTTACAACCATTCTTACTGCCTGACTTCCACCTGATGCAGCGGTTAAAAAAGAAATTTGTCCATCATCTTTATTTGATGTATCATCACCTGTTTGTAAATAAATTGAACATACGTTATTAGCATTATTCCATCTTCCTTGTAATATTCCTAAAGCTGAACCCGCACCTGTTCTTGCCGCATCAAATCTAGCCTCTGTATATTCATTACCAGTATTTGTAAACCTAGTTCCTAGTCCTTGTGTAGTTGATGTGATATTTAATAAAGCTGCATCAAAAGTAAGTGTTGATTCAGCATTAAGTGTATTTGAAGTTCCAGAGCCAGTAATAACTCTGTTATCTGCATTACTGTTAATCGTGGTTCCAGAACTTGCAGCCCAAGTAGGAGCCGAACTAGCTCCTTGTGATGTAAGAACTTGACCACTACTTCCATAAGTAGCACCACCAATTCCAATTTGACCCGCACTGCCAAATCTAAATCTTTCACTCCCTGCTGTAGCAATAGAAATACTGTCATTTTCAGCAGAAAACAATCCTGTATTCAGATCATCTCTAAATGCCAGTGCTGGTGTACTTGCAGACCCATCTTCAAGAGTTAAAGTGCCGTCAAGCTGTAAAAGTTCTACCCAGCCATTGTTACTAGAATTTCTAATTTTTAAAACATTATTTGAAGTATCAGCCCACCACATATAAGCATACATAGTAGAAGGCTCAGAAGAACCAGAGCTATTGCTTATAATTGCTGCAAAGACATTATTAAGGTCGGTTCTTACCGCACTCCCTGTGCCATTGTCAATCGTAACGTCTGCGACTTGGGCCATTTTTGTCTATTTTTCTTTAAGGTTATCATAAATCAAGATGCACGACCAAAACCAGTTGCAGTATATTTAAAATTCCTGTTTACATTGCTACCACTATTTAAAATATCTATATCAAACCCGCTTCCAGTTATGTTTGACAAAGTAAAAAAATCACCTGACTGAGCATTTTCTATTGTAATTCCTATTGAAGGTAACACTGAATTAGCAGCGATACTTGTGCCAGTTTGTCCTGTGAAAAAACTATCGGAAAAAACGACTGACTTTGTAGAAGTCCCAGAGGCAAACACACCATTGGTAGCTCCTGAGTTACCTAAACTTGTTTCTGTTCTACTTTCTATTTCTGCTGTATATCCAAGCTGGTCAATCTCAATACTTTGGGCTGGGTCATTTGTACTCATATCACATCTAAATTTAAAACCTCTTCCTACAAATGTTCCATTAACAAAAGGATTAAACTGTGAAAACTCTGCGCTAAATGTGCAATTTCCGCTTGTAGATAATGAAGTTGCAGAAGTCAAAGTAAATGTATTTGCATTAGGAATAGTTTTTATTTCATAATCACCATCTACGCCTGTTCCAGAAGTAAAATTAACAGCTACAAAACTGCCAACAGAATATCCATGTGAGGACTTTGTGATTGTAATTGTTGTCCCAGATATTGCATAAGTACCAGCAGTTGAAGTATCAGGGTCAGAGTCAGTGGTAGCAACAAGAAGTTCTGCGTTGACATCAAAGGCAGTGTCAGAATCGAAGTCTGTCCACGTATCTATGTTTGCTGTTCTAGCGTCAAATAAATCTAATGGGTAAAAACCTTGAGAAACAATATGCCTTCGTAGTCTTAAAGGTTGTTTTGCACCTAAATCAAGTGTATTGGCAAAGGTATATTGACCTCCTGTCAAATCAACAGCACCTAAAAAATCTAAACTTGGAATACTATCAAAATCTGCAACATTATCCAAAGTGCTTTGTGAGGCAAGGACTAAACCGTTAACCTCTGTGCTAAAAAAACAATCATTTTTTTCACCTTGAAAAGGTGGGCTGTCTAAATCTTCTCTGTCTGTCAAAACTGTTAGTTTTGGAAAAGCATTAGGGACAGTTTGTATTAAAGGTATTGAAGCATCACCAGCACTTAAGCGGCCCCCATCGTCTTTGAATTTTAAGTGGTATGTGCCATTTACAATATTGGGAACAATCGACTCGCTGACATTTCCAGAAAGTGCGGGCAAAACGTCAACAGAATTTGTAAAAGTTGATCCAGTAATAAGGTTTGAACTGCGGATAACCACGTTTCCACCATGCACCACATCAACAGACGTTGATTGATCAAAACGTAATCTTACAAACTGATCTGAAATAGGTTCTAATCTAATATTTTGCACGTCTTCAGGCAAAGCTGTTTTTCCTACAGTGGTGAATGTTGTTGTAGAGGGTTGAGAACTTGGCTTTCCTAATGCGTTATAGCTGAAAACTCTAACTTGGTATGTACCTAATTCAGTTTCAAATATTGTGAAGTCAGGTCTGTTAACTCTTTGCGTTATAAAATTTTCATTCTTGAATCTATATTGAACCATATATTCTGTGACACCAGCGACAGGTTGCCACTGAATAAATAATTTAGAAACAGCACGATTATTTAGTACAACTATTTGCTCTGTTCCTCTCAAATCACTGGGTGCATCTTTTAAATCTGTTAGCACTGAGATATTTCTAGTTTGAAGTGTTGATCCATCTTCAACGCTTGAATATTTTTGTGGATTATGTGCAACAGCTTGTATTTCGTACTCAAACCCATTTACTTCTTTTACAGAAAAAACTCTAAAAGTTTGTAGTGCAATGACATCATTTTCAATTACCCATACACTGTTAGTTTGAGGAACAGAACTAAAAGCTGAAGAAACAGTTATTGTAGAGCCAGAGACTGCATTTATTGATTTTGTTTCCATTGTGCCGTCAGACAAAATAACAGATAAAGTTGCATTTCCATCTGTGGGTAAGTTTGTATTATTTGTATCATCAACAACTATTTGCGTTGTCGATACTCCTGTTTTGATTCTTCCTCCTCTTCTTAATCCAGCCTTCATAGGATCTTGAATAGAAATTACTGTGCCAACTCTTACGATTACACCAGACTCAATAGTTGTTTTAAAAGAAACTATTTCAGATTCATTTGATTGTGTGTATAAAAACCATTTTCCAAGTCTTGCAGCTTGACCTCTTGAAGTTGTAGCAAATGCTTTTAAATTTCTAACTACTACTCCGTATTTAGCCCTCAGTGCTGAATCTTCTACAGTTTCATAATCTATTGATTGTGTTTCATTATCAAAATATCCAACATTAACAACGGTTGCCTTTGTTGATTTACTAGCGTTTGAATATGAAAATCCTTCTGCTGTCACATTGCTAAGATTGTAAATATAGCTTGCGTCTTGGGGACGATCTTGAGATATATTTATGACTCCCGCACTATAAAATGGCATTACCCTCATCACAGAACAAAGATCATTGATCAGGGAATATGCGTCACGTTGAGTGTTTAAAACTACGTTTGTGGAAAACCTTGCCTCAGTGTTCCCAGTACCTGTCATGTCATCTACTTGCTCTGAGCAATAAACAGACGCTGAATAAAAACTATATACATCTAACTGTGTTGTATCTATGTGATCTCCAAGACCTTTTGAAGTAGTTAACAGATCATACAAAACCCATGCTGGATCATTTGAATATTCTTTTAAAGTAACTGAAACATTTCCGCTATTTGATGCACTTGTGGCGGCTGTAACTGTAAACGTGTTTGCATCTGATTTAGTTGCTATCGCAAAATCTCCATCAGTAGCAGAACCAGATGTATATTCAATACTTACAACATCACCAACCGCAAGGCCATGATTTGAAATGGTTATTGTGACAGTAGTGCCTGATTGTGAATAAGTACCTGTACTTGTTTTAAAAGTCCCATTAAATGTTCCGTTATAACTTATAGATCCATCAGCCCTAACAGAACCATTATGCGGAATCTTGATAAGGGTTCCCCTGACCCTATACATACGGGAAGGGACGCTTGGAAAGGTTTCAGCATCAAAGCGTATGGCTACATGTGCGGAGTCAGCATATGCTCTGGATTCATTAATTATTTCTGTAAATGATGACCATTGAAAGCTATTTTGTAATGTTGTTTCTGTACTATCGTCAGTAGTTCTATTTACTCTGATAGTAACTGGAAAGCTTGTGCCAGAAGGCAAATTAATTTTGTAATCTCTAAAATATGTACTTGCTGCCCTCCCTGTTACAGTGTCAGTTATTACTGTCTGCGTAGTGCCGTCATTTTCTATTGTTTGGATTGTTAATCCTACTGATGCTCCGTTAATGTCTCCATTATCTTCAAATTTTTGCAGTTGAGGAAAAGCAACTGTCACTCTAACAGCATCAACATTTGTATCTGTAATTGATCGAGAAACAGGACTAGCTTTTGTAACTGTAACTCCTACAGCAGTTTCTGATTCACTGGCACTTATACCAGCAATGGCTGTTTGATTTGATGTCCCAAATCTGGGTTCAAAAGTAATGTTTTTAAAATTAAACTCTGATTCATCTGGACTTGTACCAGCCGACTGTTGTAAAACTTGAGTTCCATTAAGGAATACGTCTTTAAGGCTACTTGTGTTATATTCTGCCGAACCCTGATTGCCAGTGGCAGAGGGAAATCCTGATATAACTCCTTCAGAAATGAGATCAATTAGCGTTTGAAATTGCTTTGATGACAGCGTATCTGCTGGTAAATCTGGATTTGTAGTATTAAAAAAGCTTGCGAATGGTTCAGCACCTAACAAAGTTGGATTAAAAAATGGACTCATGTAGCTGTACCCTCCACTTGAACTGTATCAATACCAGAACTAATAACAACAGACCCTGTAAAAACTTCACCATAAATTATCGGTACTGGAACACCAGCCCTTGTGGTGTTAGTTATTGAATTAAAACCAAAATTTACCTGTACGTTTGGATCATTGTCTGATAAAGAGTCTGAAGCGTTAAAGTTTGGCACTTTTGGAGTTGGAGCAATAATGCTTGTAACTCCATCAATAATCATTGATGTACCAATTGCAGTTAATCCGCTTGACACAACTGTTGCCAATAATGTGCTGCCTAATAAAGTTGAGCCAACAGCCGCCCCTCCAGCAGTTAATAATCCACCTAAAACAACACCTTTTGCACCTACAGCAATAGGAATAATTTTTATATCTCCATCACCTTTTATCTCCAATAAATCCTCTGTTATTTCTAAATCACCCATTTTTACCTTGTAAAGCTGATTTGTCATATGGTTTTCTACTTCTGGAAAGTTTGCAACCAAAAAAGCAAAAGCCTGTCTAGGATTATTAACAGCAACTTCAAAATGTGATTGACCCAAAAATTGTCTTAGCCTTCCATAAACTGTAAGTTTTCTAAGCTGCATATCTAAAAACTTTTTTTGTGGCTTGTATATATCTTAAATCATAAATCTCTCT